TTACGAGCTAAATATCTTTCATAACTACCGTGTTTAACATCGACTCCGGTTTGATTTGGTTGAACAATAGTTCTCGCTTTAATACCACTGGCAGTACCTGTCCTAATAGGAATAGAAGCTATTTGATCTCCTGGACCGCCTACATTTGTGTAACTTGTTGAAGATGTCCCTGTTTTAGCATCTTTACCTATTGTAGATTTTGCGGGAACTGCTGATATAGGATTAAAGGTGGTTAAAGATTTTTTTAAAATTGTAAAGCTAGAAGCAGATGTTCTAAAATTCTTAGAGTTATTGATACCACCAATTACTTGTTGAACTGGTTGTTTATATTTTGTTGGATCTTGAGGAAACATCTCATTATTATATCCTTTCCAACGACCTTGACCGTTACAAGATAAGCAAAAATTTGTTGTTTGTGTACAATTATCCATTTATATACTATAAATATTAAATAAATTGAATTAGAAAAAATTTATATATTAAAAGTAATAATGGTAAAATGTTGTCCGCACTGCAACAAAAAATTTAAAATCAACAAATCCCTAGTTAAACATATGATGATATGTCAATTGGATAATAAAAATGAATTAACTGTTGTTCCTACACCAAACGAAATGTGGTCTATTCTACAAAAATTATACTCAGATAATGAAAAATTAAAAAGAAAAGTGGAAGTATTAGAAAAGATAGTAAATAAAGATGTAAAAAAAATGAATATGATAGATTGGTTAAATCAAAATGATAAAGGTATAAATATAGAAGGGTGGTTGAAAACCAATATGACAGTAACATTAGAAGATTTAAATATGATATTCATGAGCGATTATACTAGAGGCTTATCAAATATACTTGAAAATAATATAAATGATACAGAAAATAATCCATTTAGAGCATTTAGTCACAAAACAAAAGAATTATATATTTATGAAAAAAATAAATGGAAAAAGTGTAAAAAAAAAGATTTATTAAATATATTTGACAGGCTTTCTTTGAATATTTTAAAAAAAAGTAAAGAATATGATAAATCATTAAGCAAACAAGAAAAGTATGGATCAGATAATATGCAATATTTGAAAAATTGTGATAAGATTATGATTGTAGATACAAAAAAAAAAGAAAGATATTACAAACATATTGAGAATTCTATAATTGGACTAATAAACAAAAATTTAAATGATATGGCAAAATTTAAATTCTATATATAAATCATTTAAAATGTATAAGTAATATTTACAATATATGGAAAAAACATTATATTGTATTAGACACGGTTATGCATTGCATAATAAACTTTTTTTTGATATAGGACCGAGAGCTTATTCAGAATATAGAGATACACCACTACTTGAAAAAGGATTTGATCAAGCAAAAAAATTAAATAAAACTTGGAAAGAATTAAAAGATATACAATTGGTTATTGTATCTCCATGTCAAAGAACACTTGATACAGAAACCTTTATATTTCAACACATAAATGCACCGACAATAGCAAAAGATTTTTTAATTGAATATCCAATTGGAGGTAATGAAATTTGTAATAAACGAAAAGATATATCCGATTTAAAATATATGTATCCTTATATACAATTTGAAGATTTTCCCAATAAAGCAAATTGGTCTAATAAAAGGGAAACTAAGATAGAATTAAATAATAGAATAGGAGAGTTACTTGATTGGATAGGAACAAGAAGAGAAACAAAAATTGCAATTATAAGTCATAGTTCATTTATTGGTCAAATGAAAGATGGGATCATTGGAGATGAAAATCATGAATTAAAACATTGTCATCCTTATAAACTAGAAGCAAAATATAGTCATGAAAAAAAATTTATTAGTATGAAAGAAATCAAAGAATAATATATTTAATTATATCATTATATAAATGAAAGTTATAATAGGATTATTATTATCAATTATTTATTCATATATTGTTTTACCAAAAAAAGAGAAAGAATCTCCAAAAATAAACCCAACTCTATATCCTATAATATTTAAAGGAATGATAATGATACCAATATCAAAAGAAAAATGTTTTCATATACATCATTGGATTGTAAATTTATTTATACTTATTACTAGTTTATTTATTTACATCCCAAAAATAATTATTGGGTTTTCATTAGGTTTATTTTTACAAGGTTTAACTTATAAGGATCGTTTTCAGTTTATTATTAATAATCCATATTAGATTGAATATTTAGATTTAAAAGAGTCAGGAGTCATAATAGTAATGTCTAATTTTCTAGCCTTATCTGTCTTACCTGTATCATCATCCAAATCGTTGACTAATACTATAAATGTTTTTTTACTTACACTTGTTACCAATTTAACTCCAATTTTTTCTAGTTTTTGTTGTAATTCTTTATCACGAAAACCAGTAATGACAATTTTCTTATTATATAATTTATGAGTTTTGTCTACTTGTTTAACTTTAATATTTTGTAACTTACTTGTTTGGTTTATATCTTGTAAGAATTTTATAAATTTTGGAATGTATGGAACAAATAATTTTGATGTCTTTTCTTGGAACCCATCTAATTCAGCTACTTTTTTAAGTTTGGTTCCATCATTATCTTTACTAGTAAGTATATTTGGATATGCATTCATAATAGCAATAATTCTTCTGGTTCCCAATCCTCTACCAAATATATTAGAAGCTCCCATAAGCGAAGGCAAGGAAACTTTATCTAATCTATCACGAATTGAATTATAAACCTTTGTAGATAACTTTTCTTTAAAACCTTCTACTTTCAAGAAATCTTCTCTAGTCATAGTCAATATTTGCGGGATATTTTTATAACCAGCATTTATAATTCTTTGGACGTTTCCTCTACCTAAACCTACAACATCTAATTTATTAAAGAAATCATCAATAATTTTCATTATAACGACCTCATTTTTATCCGCATCAATCAAGATCAAATCTTTTTTTGTAGAATTCCATTTATATTTATATTCAGTCGATGGCATTTTGATTGTTGTGGCTGGTTTAACAACTTTTTCTACCTTTGGAATAACATCACCACTTCTTATAATTTGAACTAAAGCACCAATTCCAATTTTATTTTTTACTACAAATTCAGCGTTATGAAGAGTCGCAAACTGAATAACAGCTCCTCCCAACTTTACTGGTTGAATTTGAACCTTTGGTTTTAAATAACCATCTTTACTTGGAGACCAAATAACATCTACTACTTTTGATTCAACAATTTGATCGGCTAATACAGTTTTAAAAGCAAAAGCGTGTTTTGGATTTTTACTAGTTCTAGGATATGTTTTATCATCTGCTACAATAATACCATCAATATCATACTCATAATTTTCACGCCAGTCAATCAAATACTTTGATAAAACTGTTTTATTAATTTTTTTCATTGGCTTTTGGATAACAGATATAATATTATGTTTTTTAATTAATTTAAATTGTTCGCTTGGAGTCAATTGGGGTGTAACAACTTCATAACAAACAAAATCAATATCAGCCCATCTTTCTGGAAGTGATTCTTTGGCGTTAGCTGTTCCCGCAATCATATTTCTAACATTTGCAAACTTATCACTCCAATTAGTTTCAAATACATCTTTTTTCATTAAAAGTTCCCCTCTAATTTCAATACCTTTTTCTGTTGGCAATCCCAGAAGTTCAATAGCATGACTAATATCTTGTCCTATCTTTCCATTTCCTCTTGTAAATAACACAGGTTTATCACCCTTTGTACTATAACCTGCAGAAACACCATCCACTTTGGCACTAATAATAAATGGACCTTTATAATCTTTTAACCAACCGTTGATCTGTTTTTCTTTTTTGAATTTATTCATAGACCACATTTCAAAAGGAAGCTTTATTTTATTTTTCTCAACAGATACACTAGATGTAGTATGTCCTTCCTGAATAGCTTCATTGTCTGGGTGTTTTTCTTCAATAAATTCTTTTAAAATATCATATTCTTCATCACTCATTATATGTTTATTATTTGCGTAATAACCTTTATTTGCTGCACGAATCATAGAACTTAAATCATCCTCATTCAATTCCTCTAATTGTGATTGTCCGACTTGTAAGAATTCTTTGATTAATCGTTTTCCTTTTCTAATCTCTCCTCCAGAGGTGTTTTTTAGTATTTTTTTCAAGGTCTTTTTTTTCAAGGTCTTTTTTTTTAGTGTCTTTTTTTTGATTTTATTTTTATCTATTTTTTTTTTAGGTTGATTTTCAATAAGCATAACAGCATTTCCATCCTTTCTTTCAGTTGGACCTTTATAAACCATACCCATAAAATCAAATACTGATTTCTCAGTTGGAAAATGTGTATCTAATTTCAATCCCTTCTTTCCATTTGTCATTTTATATAATCCATGTTCGTTCATAGAGTAACCCAAATCCAATGCTCTTTTTCGCATTACCGTATTAAATTCTTTACTTCCAGTAAAATACAATAAAGCAAAGGCTAACTCTTTGTGTTTAGTAAACATAAAATCAATACGCCTGGCAGGTTTTTTACCCAAACGACTTACTCCCAAACTTTTTGTATTACCTCTAGATAAGACCTCAATAAGCATTTTTTTTTCAATAAGGGCATCAATAAATCTATTGAATAATTCTACATCATCGCCAGAGTCGCTGATACAAATATCGATATCTCCCGAATCACTTGACCCTCTTCTATAAGAACCCATTATTTGAAAGGAACTATCTTCATTTTTTACACTATCAAATATTTTCTTCAACTCCTTTTCATAAAGATCAATCTCCTTTCTTGGAATTCTTTTAAGAATATCTTCATAATATTTCAAACCCTTCTTTTGGACGTCATTCAACAGTTCATCCTGTCTTTTTCTTAATTCAGCTATTGTTTTTACATTATGTTTTTTAACCAATTCACTTGCCTTTTTTGGACCAATTCCGTATATATCTATAAATATAAACATAGGATTTGTCTTTGCCTTTTCCAATACAACTAACGTACCTGTGTCAACATACTCTTGAAGTTTTGTAAGTATGGTATTACCTATACCACGAAGACTCTTTAATTGTGCTACTTCAGTAATAGGTTCTTTAAATAATATAATGGATTCTTTAGCTTTTGTATATGCTCTTGCTCTAAAATGCTCTCCTTTTTTCATCATAAGTGATTCTAATTGTTCTAATACTTTAACAAACTTGGTATTATAAGTCATGGTTATATCTAATGACTTATTTTTAACTGTATTTTTATTTTCAATTTTAGATTTTAACTTCAATTTTTTTTTTAACTTCTTGATTGTTTTTTTTTTATTAATTT